TATGGTCTGTTGCTATGCTTAATGGCAAAGGATTCTTTGATAGTAGAATTACTAGAGCATTTAAAAATGGTGAATTTGTAATTTCCGATTTAGAATGGGGAAAAGAACAAGCTAGACGATTAGCTTGGATAGGTGAATTTTTCCAATACAATAAAAAGAAAAACTTTATTGCAGCTATGTTAGCTGTTTTTAGAGATAAAACATTTAAATGGGAAATCTTTAAAAGAAGATTAGAAAATAATTCTGCTAAGTTGAAAAACCAAGGAAGCAGAAATGATTTCATAGTCAATATAGAAAGAATTTATAATACAGGTACTGCTGAGAAAAACAAAATCAGATTGGAGCTGTATGATTATAAAAGATAGAATTGGCAGGATAGCTCCCTGTTAACTGTTTTTCCGAGAAGCTTTTCTTTAGCTAAGAAATAGTGCGAGGATTAATGGGTGTTTGATCCCCACTTTGCGTGGGGATCGACTCGAAATGAAAGAAAGAAAAAAGAGGTGTTATGGAAACAGCTATACAAATGGAAACAAATAATCTACTCACAATAGATAAAAGTGCGTATTTTGAAGTAGAGAAAAAACAATTAAATTATTACCAATCTTCTGATGATATGGAAGATTCTGAAGAAGATAAATTTGTTAATAGATATGCTTTAGTAAGAAAAGATAACGGAGCTTTATTAGGTATTCATTCTGAAGATTACATAGTAAGACCGTATTCGGTATTAGCAGAAAAAGTAAATGATGTTGTTAAAGAAGCAATACCGAACTATGAAGAATTTAATATTACTACCCAAGACCATGTATATGGGGGTGGTAGAAAATATAGACGTGATATTAACTTCTGGAACAAAGATATTGCTATTGAATCTTTTGAGAAAAAAGGTTCACAAGAAAAAATAATTCCACAAATAAGAATATATTCATCTCTTGATGGACAATGGGGCCAACAAATTATGTTTTCCTCAATTTATATGTGGTGCATGAACGGATGTGTTCGACCTGATTGGACATTTACTGTTTACAATAAGCACAGCTCTAAACAAGATATAACTTATTCAGTAGCTGAATTTAAATCAGGATTACAAGCTCATGAGGAGCTAGGTAATGAAATGTTTAAAATGTTACAAAGAAAGGTAAGGAGATCTGATGTCACAGAACTTTTTAGAAAAACCCTCGCTAATAAACCACATAAAAACCGTCTTGAAATTGACGATAACAGTATGCTTGTCCTTAAGCATCTGGATTCTTTATGGAGTAAGTATGTTATTCGGTACGGCAGTACTCTTTTTGCGGTTTATCAAACAGCGACTGACTGGGCAACACACCCAATCACCAGA